CCTATCCATATCTGGATACATAGGCGGAATAGTCTGAACTCCACTCTGTAAATTAAGAGATTTAGATCTTGAAGCTGCTGTAGACCCTGGTGTGCCGCCGGCCATGTTTTCCATTGCAGCGGTATTATCAAACGGTCTTGTTTGTATAGCAGGCATATTATAAGGCTGAGACGAGGGAGTTCCTATACCCTCACCTGTTAAATTATAGGATCGAGAACGCTGATTCTGATCTACCGGTGCTGGTGGCGAAATGTCTACTATACCACTTAAGGAACTGGAACTCGGTGGAGGGCCAGCATTTGGAGTAAGCGACGATGAATACCCCTGAATCGTTACCGGTGGAAGAACATATGGGTTCGTTACCGTACCCAAATCTGTCTGCACGTTATTTCCTATATTCTGCGAGTCAGCACCATCTGGTATCGAAGGATTTGGAGATTCAATAAAATCTGGATCAGATTGTGTAAATGAGAGATTAGATAACTCTAAGAAATCACCATGTGTAAATTGTTCTATGGTAGAAGAATTATTTGGTTCTCCACCTTCTAATTTCATATTCTGTATCGTATAATATGCGTATTCATATTCCCAAGTGAATGTTAGTTCAAGTGTTTTATCACCAACAGCATAACTTAAAACATCATGTGTAAATGCCGATATACGAGGATTCACTAATGTAACTTGATTAAAACGACCGCCGTGAACCTGATATATATCTATCGTCTGAATTAGATTTCTTATATTCTGTACAGTAGGTAGATTAAAACCAAAATTATGATTATCTAATGTATCAGAAATAATATTCTGAATTGCACTCTTATCACCATTTGTATTTGTCGATGATTCGGGGCTGGGTGGTATATCTAATCTGCGCGGATCTCTTGCAGCAAAATCTGCCGAACCTCGCCCGGCGCCGGCGCCACCTGGTTCATTTTGATAAGTTCCGCCAAATGTGGGAATATCTTTAACTTGATTTTTGCCAGGTTCGTTACCATCGGCAAAATAGTATCTATAATACATATCCCAGAATGCCAATGTCTTACCATCAGCCACATCATGAAAGACCATCTTAATTGGTTCAAATGCTATCTTTGTCTGACTTATTCTTTTTCTATTATACTGATTTAACGGTGTAGATTCTATCTTCATACTAGGCATTTCTACTGTCTTTACTAATGGCATAAGTTGAGACAGACTGGCGCTATCAAAGAATCCCTGAATAAAATCCTTTGCTGTATCTATATTATTTAAGTTTATGTTGATATAATATTCAAACGGAAATCTAGGCTGATTTCTATATAGAGATTGAGCTGATTGATTGAAATTATACGCGGCATGGCGTGAGCTCTTTTCATAAAAGAACCCACTGCCAATAAGCGACGACTGTAAACGTGTGAAGCTAGGCACTAGCCACCTCCATACTTTCGAAATTAAGCGAAAGTAGTTCCACCAGTTGGGCTATACGGAGCAGCTATCTCTGGATATGGATTTCCACCTACTGTTGTTCCATTATTTGTATTTGTTCCAGCAAGATTTGTTGCATTATCGAAACGTAATGTCAATGTAACTTCCTGTGGATCACCGCTTGCATAATCAGCTTCGCTGTATTGTGCTGCCTGAATCCATACACCTTCAAGGAACCATGATTCTAATTCTTCATTGATAGTACCATCTAATGAATGAATTTCCATTGCAAACTTATAGTTAATACCTGCCACAGCACTTGTCTGTTCAAAGTGATTCATCTGCTTCTGTACCTGAGCACCGACAGATGATACAACTGAGTTAGTAAGATCATCACGTAACTTAATTTCAATTGCTTCAAAGGTATGCTTACCTTGAATCCATGCTACTGAGTTATATGAATCGAGTTTAACTTCATCATAAGTAATTTTTGGGCGAGTACATGTCATGACATTGGCTGTCATCTGACTCAAGCCAGTATTATCGCCAAATCCATACCACATAACTCTAAAACGATATTTTTGTTTAGGGTGTAAGATGCCCTGATTGACACCGCCAATCGGAACACCGAATTTAGACAATGTTGGGATTATATTTGCCATATTTTTCTCCTGCTGTAAAAGCTAATACTATTTATCAAATCTCCGGAATTTTTTTTCCGGCGTTTATTCCTGCGAAGTTAGTGATAACATACGATTCACCTATATCAATATTGCAGATATATGGTATAGCTGCATATCCCTGATAACCCCAACTAGGGCCAGATGAATTTGCAATAATCCATGATCCACCACGTATGTTATCATCATATCCTATAATAGTCACTGCATGTCCGTTTGATTGTTGTCTATTATCTAATCTATTAATCGGCATATATGTTTGCTCGTCTAGTGATCCTTTTATTTCCCAGAATAACTTACCTGTTCTTAATCCGATAATTACAGGAATACCTTGATTCAAATATTCTTTATATTCACTAGGAATTACTTCTTTATAAGATAATAATCTGTAATAAGCGGCGGCTTCGGTTGCTTCTAGATGTGGCTCCCGGTTTACTCTATTAAACGAGAAAGGCCAATATCTCTCTGGTGGAACTCCATATCTCATTAATGTATTTAGTGTTTCTTTTAAATCAACCCCTTTCAATCCTAATCTATCTTGCATTTTTCGAGTCATGTAATAAAGATATAGACGAGAAAAGTTCATTCTATTTCCTGTTGTTGCCATAATTATTTCGGCGGCAAGAAGAGTAGCGCATGCCGTACAACAATCTATATTTTGTTGAGGTTGAATATAATTTATATATCGTCTTAAAGAAACAGCCTGATCCATGCAAATATTTATCGGCAAAAAGAAACCTGCCGGAGCAGGTTTCTATTAAGTTAATTATCTACTTAAGGTGCTGATAAGCTAGAACCAGTATTCTTAATTCTAATTGGAATGTAAATAAATTCAATTGCCTTAACTGGCTGAATTGCAATATCAATCCATAGTTCGTTTCTGTCGATACGAGCCGGTGTGTTGTTGCTTAAATCGCAAACAACCAAGAAGTCGTATAAACCACGCAATGTAATAAGTTCTGACAAGAATCTATTGAATGCATCTAACACGGATTTACGTGTTATTGTATCATTTGGTTCAAATAAGAACGGTTGTGCAAGATTGTTTAACTGGTAGCGCAAGTAGTTTTCTAGACGAACTACGTTGATACGATCTGTTGCACTTGAATATGGCTGACGTGTCTTCTGTCCAAATACAACAATACCGCCCTGTGGCATTACACGAATTGGATTAATACCATTTTGATATAAGATATCGCGTTGGCCTTCATTCAACTTAACTGTAATAAATTGTCCTGCCGAGTTGACATAACCTACTGCTGATGCATTGTTAACAATACCGCGCTGTAAACCTGCTGGAGCGAACCATGGATAAGCAACTTGGTCATTATATGCAATTGTGCGAAGAGCCATGTGTGATGGTGGAACAACTACATCAGTTCCATCAACATTTGATGTCAATCCACTTGGATACCATGCACCAAAATACTTGCTTGCAGAAACAAGACCAGATGTACCATTGTCATATGCAATAGATGCATTCGTTGACCAGCTCTGAAGTGTTGTTCCCGATGGATTCAATGTAAATGGTGTGTCGCCTACAACGAATGCTGTATCCTTACGATCATCATTCAATACAAGCATTTCATCAATAGCTTCAACGAATCCCGGAGCAGCAATTAAGTTGAAGTATAGATCTTCTGCACGAATATCTTCATCCGAATTAATTACACCCTGGATTGCCTGTACAATAACAATTTGTTGCGCTGCTGCACCCATGTAAGGTACACCACCTGCATTATTACCGGATCTGTTAACCCAACGACCGGTGGAACCACCGTTTGTATTATCTGGAGATGCTGTCACTGTATCAAACACATATGGAGACTGCCAATCCTTAACAACATTTGTTGAATAACGTGTATTCCACAAAATAAATCCCTTTGGATACAATGCTGGTTGTGGGGCATCTGCATCTAAGTCTGGATAATTACCGCCACCATTGTTAGCGCCTGTACCAATTACACCACCTAATTTATAGAATGGGTTTGGACGAGCGTCCTGGAATATGATACCATTTGGTGTTGTCTGATCTGAATTATTTACTAATGTCCAAGCAGAGCCACTCCAACGGAATATAACTGGATAAGGAGAAACATCAGTTTGGACCCAAAGGTCGCCGGCAACTAATACTGGTACTACAAGATCACTACGTGGATCAGCTGGTTGAGCATACAATGTAGGATTACCTACAGTGCCAGGTAGTGGTGGTGTTGAAGTTGCATTCATTCCTGGTAAGCTGCAATTTTCCCAGTGATCGATGCCATCTGAAACTAATACGTCGACTACTGACAAACCATTGCTGTCTAATCCCAATAATGCATTAAACCATAATTGACCATTTGCAGGACCTTGTGTAGGAACTGTTTGTGATCCAACAATACCTGCCATCGGTGCCCATGGGCCAGTTGCGCCAGTTGATGTATAGAACCTCAATATATTTGAACCTGATGCAGCCTGAATATAAATCTGACCAGTTGATCCTAATGGATTTGTTCTGTAATATAAATTGGCTGCTGTATCATCTGCTAAAATTGGAGCTTCGACTTGCAAGAATGAAGATGTTGTAGCATCCATCTTACGTAGAACAAGATTTGC